CTATATTAAAGCTTTGAACCTTGCTTGTCATGGTCATGTAGACATAGTCAAGATCCTCTCTAAAAGTTCGAAGTAGGGCGAACGGGTCTTGTGGAGCAGCAAGTTAGACTTGACCGGCTGCAGCCACTGGTGCTTTCGGCACATCGGGCAGTTTATAGCATATCTGTTCAAAGGTCGGGGCAGATAATGCTTTTGAGAGCGTTCCCATCATGCTAGTGAACTTGGCACCAACGTCTACAATAAGTTTGAATTTTGACTTTTGTTGTAAACACTGGGTAAGTTGTAAGGCTTAGCAGTGGTCTTAGATACCTCGGCAGAAAGAGTGAGCGCTACCGTTCGGAGCACGTTTGAGATTAGTCTCGAGATTGAATGGAATATTGTAGGCACTACAAAAATTGAGCATATCTCTGGACCAAGCTTGACCGCGCTGTTCGGCTGCAACTGAAATCTTATTGCCTGTCTTGACGTCAAAATGGGGTCTAGTCGTTTTGGTCTTTGAGGTTGAAAGATCGAGCAAGGGGGTTGCTGTGTGTAGGGCGACGATACAAGCTTCAGTGTGTGCAAGAACGGATTGTAGGTCGACCATTTTGGGTGCGTATTCACCAGTCACTATCTTGGTGTCTTAACGAGAACCGAATTGTAATTCGAAAAGAGGATAGTATTGAGTGGCTAGTGTGGGATCTTCTTCTTAGAAAAGTCTAGGGAATCGTTTCTTGAAAACTGAAGAAAAGAAGAGGGCACCGGTTTTGCAACGTATTTTGGGGCATTCTACGTGTGCATCTAGACGGTAAGCGAGGGCCCAAAAAGCAATGTCAGATGCACATTTACAGAATGGATCTTTGCAAGTTTTGAGTTTTCTCTTTTGCACAAGAGAAAAATTCGCGTTTATCTAGGTTTCGGGCTTGTGAGTCTCGAGGAGCTCGGTGAAGTTCTGAGCCATCTTGCACTATTTGCGAACAGAATCCTTCTTGATTAGGATAGTGTTGGGAATTTGGAAGAGCTATGGTTCGTTGTCGGCTTGATGATCTGTGATGCGGGTGCTTTGTTTGTTGCAGCTGGCATCGATAGATTGGACGAATTTCTCGAAGTCATGGATGGGTCTGAGCTACTTTTCGGTCGCTCGAGGATTGTAACCTATGTATACGTGTCTGCCCTACACGATGAGGCAAGGTGATATTTGATAACCAACCTTACCGGTCATAGATTTGAGGCTCTGCGCTTTGAACTGTT